TGCCGATCTTGGCTAAGTCGCCCGAGCTGCCGATCTGGGCGGAGTCGCCCGAGCTGCCGATCTTGGCTAAGTCGCCCGAGCTGCCGATCTGGGCGGAGTCGCCCGAGCTGCCGATCTTGGCGGAGTCGCCCGAGCTGCCGATCTTGGCGGAGTCGCCCGAGCTGCCGATCTGGGCGTAGTCGCCGGTGGCAACATCACTCTTCGGCATATTGACGATTGTCTGCTCCTTCGTGTAGTCGATGCAGGCCTTGATAAACCCAGCAAAACTCAGCTTCGCGCCGATATGCAGCTTTTTCGTCGCAAATTTTCCATCAGCGCCGGATATCGGCTGGTCAAGTGCATTGACCTCTGCAAAATCCGAAAACTTCCCGCTCTCGTCAACAAGATCGTAAAAGTTCAGAACATCAAAAGGATTGACGCAGTAGTGCATCATGCCTTTCTCACAGATCTTTCCGCCCACTTCTTCGTAGTCGGTGTTCTCGGCATACTGCTTATCCCTGCAGATCATACCGGGCTTAAACGCCTTGTAGCCTTTCGCGTTATCCATCCTTATCCTCCTTATTTTCAATCACGGCTCCCGTGGCCGTGTCTGTGATCAGTTCTCCCGGGATCTCCAGCGGGCAGTACATCCCGCGGAGCTGCCCGCTCGTCAGATACTCCCCCGTCCGTCTGCACTGCCTGCGGCTGTACGTTTCCAGCAGCGGGCATAAATTGCATTCGACATGCCCGGCCGGGAAGAAGACCGACACCCGGCATTCAAACGGGATATAAACTTCATTTTTCATGGCGTACCCTCTCAAACAGCAGCGCGTTCGCGATCTCGTCTACGCTGTAGGTATCGGAGACATATTCCAGCATGCATTCCGCGTGTACAAGGACCGTATCGCAGACGAAAGCTTCCTCGCCCTCGCGGACTTCCTCCTGGCAGTGCGCGCATGTTCCGATGATCGCCGGTTCCTTCTCCTGAATGCCGAGGTAGAGGTTATCAAGCGGTAATGCCATTGCATAATGCCTCCCTCCGGATCAGCTCCTCACAAAAGCTCTGAACGGTGGCGTAGCCGTTCTTTTTCAGCAGCCGGTCGAGGATCTTCGCCTGATCGTCCGTCAGGCGGAAATAATACCGATTCGTCTTCTTCCTGCGCTCAACGCGGTTCTTCGGCGCGTCCAGCGCCTTGATGGAAGCCGCAGCCTCCGGCACGAGCTGAACGCCGTATTTCTCCGGCGCTTCGCACTGCGAAAGCAAACATTTATTAAACTTCGGGTAGTCGGCCCGAACCGCCTCGACACAGGCTTTCGCGCCGTGCCGGACGCGGGAATCCGTTAAACTTGACATAGGTTCCTTTCTGGCTTATAATAGAAGCCGACATAATGTCCTTTCATTTCGACCTCTGTCGCGCGGCAACGCGGCAGGGGTCATTTCTTTTTGCCCGTGCGCTCCCGGATAAGCCTGCAGGTCGCGTCCCACTGCGCAAACATGATCTCGGCGTAAATGCCGCAAATGTAGCAGTCGTCTTCCGGGCGGCATCCGCGCTTCTGGCCCAGCATTTCGCAGACCTCGCAAGGCGTCATCAGCAGCGCCTTTTCCTTGATGTCCATCACAGCAGCCCGAACAGCGTTGTCCCCAGCGCGATTGCGCCGGTCACGACGGCCTCATTGACCATCTCCGCCCCGCAGGCCAGCACGGCCAGCGCAGCCGCCGCCCCGCCGATCCACAGGCACAGCCGCTTGACCATCCGGACCATTGCCCGCTGCTGCTCCAGCTCCTCATTGATGCGCTGTCTGCGTTCCTCGGTCGTCTCTACGACCGCAAGTGCGTTTCTCATACGGTTTTCTCCTAACTCAGGTTTTCTTCGATCCACGCTTCCAGCTTACGGGGGTAGATCCAGAAGACCGGATCCTCCATTTCTACAGCGTCGCCAAAAGGGAATACGCGCTGCAGGATACCTTCCCGAAGCGTCTTCGGGCCAATTTTCATCCCCGCCTCCCGAAGCCGGTCAACGGCTTCCTGCGGGGTGATCGTAGATGACTTACACATCCGTCATCCCTCCGTAACCGAGATCACGTTGTTGGTGTCCGCGATCTTGTCGATCAAGTCGTTATACGCGGCTCGTGCGGTGGCTTCGGTGGGGTAGTAAGCGATGACCACGTAGCTCTTGGAAAGCGCCCAGTGCGTTTCGTAGTTGTAGCAATGTCCCGTCTTGACGGTGTTGAAATCACAGACCTCACCGCTTACTGTGTCAACAAAGACTGGCTGTGGCTCGACGCAAATGATGTCGCTGCTGTCAAATGAACAACAGCGCATTGTCGCGTGATTGTTGATGTAGTTCATGCGTTCTCCTTTCTGCTCTCCTCGATCGCCTCGTCCAGCTCCTGCGGCGTGCAGCCGTAGAGACGGGCGAGCTTTTTCTTGTACTTCCTGGCGATTCCGTTTTTGCCGAGTTCCCAGTTCGAGACGGCAATGATCGAGACATCGACTTTCTTTGCGACATCTTCCTGCCGAAGCCCGGCGCGCGCCCGGAACTCCTTTAATGTCAAGTGTTCAACCCTCCTTATTTAAATTAAGAGCTTTAACTTGACAAAACCGTGTATAGCCGTTATTATGTAAGTGTCAGCCAACAAAATATTGTCCATACGCCCGCAAAACGAAGATCTGGATGAGGGCTTGGTTTTTTATTGCCTTGATTAAGCTCTGTAAGCATATTATAGCCACCATTATTGTGATTGTCAATATATCTTCCACTGTTTTTGTGGATTTTACATTTTTCACAAAACATCCTCTTTCGTCTTGGTCATTTTTTATATGAGGTTGATCTATGGGATTGTTTGATGGCTTTTTGCAAAAAGGAAAGCGCCCGCAGCAATCGACTTTTAGCGATCAGCGCCCGCAGGCCGAAAAGATTGCCGTACTTTTGACCGGAAGAATTGTCAAAGAGAATCTTGGCAAGCGCCAGCAAATTCAGATGGCAAAAATTGTTGCAGAAAAGATGCTGTATTATGCCGCGCTTCCGTACCAGATATGTGACTGCTTTTATATCGGAGAATCAAAAGCGTGGACAGGGTACAACTGGAACAACAAAGCGGTTCTGCGTACATCTATAGATGAAATCAACCATTTTTTCGCGACCGTAAAAGATCTTGAGGACGGTATGCTTAAACAAATAATACCGGTTGATTTCTTCATTGATTTCAATGCAATCTGTTTTGAATACCGCTCTGGCACATCGTCCTTATCGCTACCGCAGAGTTATATTTTATATACCCCAGAAACTAAGTCCGGGAAAAAAGCTCAATATCCACTTGTCGCTTATTTCAACACTATCGCGGATTCTCCCAAAGATCACGGCGGCGAAAATTATGCGGGCGAGCTCTATTATGCGATTACCGGAGAGGTTGCAAAAGCGACTATTCATTGTTGGAAGCACGGCAAGTTCTCTGAGTTTAATTTTGCAGTCGTTGGTCGGACTTTTATGATTTCAACAATTCGTATGATTAACCAGAACACGCATCGAATTGAGCCGATATACGATTGTACATGGCTGCTTACAGACTATATGGATTTTGCAGATTCTGAATAGATCAAGAGGATAAAAACCATGCCAAAAAAACCAAGCAATGTTTTTGTGAATGAGAATTGTGTGCGTTTAATTACTGAATACTGCGACAATGCAGACATTAGTAAGGCCGCTTTTTCCAGAAGGTTTGGCAAGCATGACCGTTGGGTAAGTGAGCTTGCGCGCGGGCGCAGTATGCCCTCCCCTGAGGAAGCTGCTCGGATATGCGTCATGCTTCAAGTTGCCCCAGAAGATATTCTTCAGCTTGAAAGTCCCACAGAAGAAGGCACAGAAAAACGAAGGGCCGACATCGAGCTTGTCCGCGACCTGTTCGAGCAGGAGCGGGAAAAGAGCGCAAAAAAAGAGCGCCCCGCCGATAGCGAAGCGCTTATAAGTGATCTGCCGGAGGATATCCAGCAAATCATTCGGATATGCAAGGATCATCCTGAATTAGCGTCTGCTCTATTAGCTGTTGCGAAGCAGATAGAAAAAGGCTGAGCTGTTCAGGCGTAAATCGTGCCAGAGTTTCAATCAGTTCTTTCAGTGTAGCGTTTTCCTTTTCATTCATCATAGGTTCCTGTCTCCAAAGTTCCAAATTCCGACGTCTATTTTTATGCAGTATTCACGTTGCAGCCGCTATGTTTTGATGATAATATCTAAGTATTACCAGATAAATGACGGAGAGCGATGTAATCATGCAGAAGCAAATATATAAAGTCGTCTGCCCCAGATGTGGGGAAGAATTTAACGAAAAATCGAAGAAATGCCCAAGCTGCGGAGCACCAAACAGGAAGGCTGTATGCCGCACCTGCGGCGCGCAGATCAGTGCGAAGGCCAAGAAGTGCCCAGCCTGCGGCGCGCGTCACAGGAAACGAATGAGCACTGCAGAGCAGGTGATTGTCATCCTCTGTATCGCGCTCTTCTTTATTCTCTGCGTTGCGCTGCTCTCTCAGGGTGGGTCTTCCGACTCCACCGTATCCGATGCCTCGAAGACGCCCGATGAACTTCGGGCCGAGTATATCGCAGAATGCGAGGATCTTTCCTATTCCGGGATCTCAAGAACACCGGACGAGTACAAAGGCCGGAAGACCGTGATCAGCGGGACCGTCATTCAGGTTCAAGAGGGGATTCTGGACTCCGCTGTTTACAGAGTCCAGACGGATTACGGGATCTGGTACGTCGCCTATACAAGAGGCGAAGGTGAAAGCAGGATCCTAGAAAACGACTGGATCACATGCTACGGCGAATGCAACGGTGTTGCGACCTACATTGCTATCCTCGGAAACTCAGTTACGGTCCCCAGCATGACCATGAAATATTACGACCGCGGCTGATTTTCTCGCTTCTTCTTGTATTCCCGCTCGATCTCCTCGAGACATTGGCGATATCTTTCTTCTGATTCCCTCATTGCTTTTGTCATCTTGACTTCCATGATGACGAACGTGACAAGAAATCCGATCAGTGCCACGAGCGCGACGGCCAGCAAATACGTCATGACTTTCTGCAGCATTGTAATACCCATCCTTTCTATCAGTTCAATATCCGCGGTTCCCTGCGGTCGTTCTGCTCCTGGCTTACATCGGCGACGCAGGCGAAAAGGAGCGGGACGCCCTTGATGTAGTCCAGGCTCAGGCTATGCACATCCTTAAACAGCGCTCCATCGACAATTACGTTGACCTTCCCGTGGTCGAACCGGATGTTGATGCTCTCCATGTTTTTCCTCCCGTATATCATATTATAGAACGTTTGTTCTAAAAATCAACTTGGCATTCCGCACAAACTATTCATCGATTTTTCGGCAAAGCCGGAGAATGAATATCCACGTTTTGGGACTGACCTCTTGATTCCATACTGTCGTCTGATCGGCCCCATCGTATCTGGAACATACGATGGGGCCTTGCAGCAGATATCCATTGAAGCAGCTATCTGCTACGTCTATATCGTAGCAGAGTTTATCCGGGAAAGTCCATACTCCGGATTGCGTATCGCTACCCTGTTTTGCAAAACCCGTAGTCTGAAGTGCAAATTTCTTATCCTGTTTTTAAAATTCTGCAAATCTGCTACTGGAGGCGTTTATTTTGACATCAATGGAAAAATTGCAGCCGTTTTTTGATGCGTATTCGCAGAAGATCCGGCAGCGAAGAAATGATCTCGGCATGACCGCAAAGACATTATCCGAAAAGTCCGGCGTCCCGTACTCCAACATCTGCAGAGTCGATTCCGGCACGCAGGCGAACCCTCTGCTTTATAACGCTGCTGCAACTGCCGACACGCTTGGCCTCTCGCTGGACGAGCTGTGCGGCCTGCCGAGGCCCGTAGCTGATTCTGGCAAACTGAAGGAGCGAAACAATGAGCTGGAAATCGAGAACGCCAGATTGCTTGCAACGAATGGCGCCCAGCGGGCGCAGATCAAGTCTACGCACACGATATGCTACGTGCTGCTGTTCATCTCGGCCATGCTGGCGGTCTCTCTGGTGGCTTACCTTGTCATTGACGCCCAGATAAAAAAGGCCGGTCTCATCCAGGGCGGAACGCTCTCCGCGCTCGCCTGGGCATTTATCGCTCTGATCGCTGCCTCCGTCATCTTCGGCGGCATCGTGATCCTACGCATCATCCGGCGTGAAAACAGGGAGGACTCTACATGACGCAATGCGTAAAATGTAAAAAGGAAATCCCGGATGGGTCTCTTTTTTGCTGTTGGTGCGGCCGGAGGCAGCAAGACACACAGAAGAAATCACTAAAGCGCGCGAACGGGACAGGAACCGTATATAAGCTGCAGGGCCGTCGGAAGCGGCCGTGGGTCGCTGCCAAGTCCGGCGTTATCGTCGGATACTACGATAAAAAGACTTCCGCCCTGGAGGCGCTGGCGCGCCTGCAGGGCAGAAGTCTTGATGAAATATATAACTGGACATTTAAAGAAGTCTATGAAGCTTGGAAGGATGAACACTTTCGCGATATTGGAGCAAAAGGAACCGAATCCTACGAAAGGGCCTATGATATTTTTGAGCCGCTGCATGAAAGGAAGTTCCGGGAGCTTCGAACCGCCGACTATCAGGCGGTAATCGATCAATACAGTGCGAAATCTTACTCGACCCTTTCAAAATTCAAACAGCTCGTAACACAAATGTCTCAATGGGGGATTCGGCAGGAGCTCATAACTACCAATTTTGCGTTGTTCGTCAAGCTTCCGGAGAACGTCAAGAAAGAGAAAGAGATCTTTTCCGCCGATGAAATAAAGAAGATCGAGAAAGACGGCTCGCAGGAGGCCAGGCTCGTTCTCATGATGATTTATACCGGCATGCGAATCGGCGAACTGTTTGGGCTTCGCACAGAGAACGTGCACGAAACCTATGTAATCGGCGGCGAAAAAACCAAAGCGGGGCGGAACCGGATAATCCCTATCCGCTCAGAAGGGCGGAAATACTTTGCCGAATTCAAAGAACGCGCGAAGGGGGAGCTTTTAATTTCCGGCTATGAAGGTCAAAAGGTAGCCGCGAATTTCCGGAACCGTGACTACTACCCGCTTTTAGAGCGGCTCGGGATCCCAAAGAAAACACCACACGCTACACGGCATACGTTCGCAAGCTGGGCAGTTGCAAACAATATCAAACCAGAATTGCTGCAGAAGATGCTTGGACACGCCGACTATTCTACGACTGCAAACATTTATGAGCACTTTGATATCGACCAGCTCGTAGAAGCAATTGACGCGCCGGTTGCTAACACGTTGCTAACAAATCAAAAAGCAGTCAAAAACAAAAATCCTTGAAACCATTGAGATTTCAAGGATTTCTTGGTGACCCGCCGGAGATTCGAACTCCGGACACCCTGCTTAAAAGGCATGCCGTCTTAATTTTCCGGACTATTTTCAGACATTTTCGGGCATCTTTAAGTCTTTATCGGCAAATCCAAAAGCAAAAAACATTTTCAGGCACTTATAGTTTTTTTCGGTTGCTAACAAATAACTAACATATCACATGCGTTGTATTTTCTGCATAACAGAATTATATACTTTCGCGTTGACAATTGCAAGTGTATCCATTAGTTCGTCAATGATTGGCCATACTCTGGACGGATATTTCCCTGCGACCGCACGCAGGAAGTCGCTGTCGCCGTAGCTGCCTACTGTCTGCGGGGCTTCCGTCTGAATCGCTGGCGCTGGGTCCCCGGAGTAAGTTGATACGCGCATACTCCGACCTCCACGCTCATCCTCTTGCATTTTATTGCGTATCACATAAAGGTCTGCCAGCTTGGCATAGTTGGGATAGCTGGATTCTTCATATTCCAGCCGTGCAATCTCCTTTCGGATCTCGGCTTCATCCAGCATGCGCGTCCCTCCCTATGCCCGCTCGATCTGCTCCATGCAGCGGCGGATCGCTTCACGGGTCGTATCGTCGTCCGCGTCGCGCATCATATCCTCTAGTTTCGTACGCATATGCTCGCGGGCGTCAGCACGGCTGTAGCGGCCCATCGCATCACGTCGGCGACCGCGATATGAGCTGCCGCGGCCGTACGTGCCACGCATGTCCGCTTCCCACTCTCCATCACGAGAATAGCCGCCATCCTCGAGCATTTCAATTTTATAGGTGTTCTTGATGGAGCTGGTAAGCTTCTGGATCGCGTCGAGGTCTCCAGCAGACATTTCACGCTTATCCGCGATATCGTCAAGCTCCTTGCAGAGCATTTCACGGAGATTTCTCAGATCATACATATTGCGTCCTCCTTTCAAGCCACACGCTCGACGGTCAGGTTGCTGTTCGCAAAATTGACCGCCTGCGTGCTGGTGTTGCGCATGCCTACCGTCACGCAGCAGCCCTTCGGCACGCTTACCTGCGCGGAGACATAAACATTAAAGTAGTTTTCGACAGCAGCCGGAGTAACGGTTGCAGTCGCGCTGGTCAAAGCTTCGCCGTTGATCGCAAGCGCGGCGGTGATCGCCTCGACTGTGCCGCCGGTCGGGATAGCGATATTGCCGCCATAAGAGACCTTGAAAATCGCCCTGCACTGATTGGTCAGTCCGCGGAGCGTTACCTGCCCGCTGCCCCTGCGGTGCACGATACACGGTTTGCTGCTGACTGCGGTTTCCGTCAGCGGGACATTCTGCCCAGCGGCGACGTTGACGATATTGGAGTTGGTGAATTCGGCCATAAAATCAGTCCTTTCGTAAAAATATAGCGGCGGGGTAGTCGCCCCGCCGCATTGCTATCGAGTATCGGCAATGGGGCCGATCATTTTCGTGAGGCCACGAAAAAGCTCTACGGTATGGAGTTGTTACGCAGCGCAGCCGCCGCAGCCATAGTTGTAGCCGCTGTTGCAACCTGCGTACTGGTACGGAGCCGGGACCGCAAACGAGGGGACCGGGCGCGGGTTGTAATACGCCAGCTGCCCGCTCACGTAGGATTTCAACGTATCGTTCTGCGCGGCCTGAGACGCTGCCAGCTGTGCAGCGAAGAGCTGCTGACTCTGTTCAGCGATTTTCGCATCCTTCGCAGCAAGCTCCTGCGCGGTCAGACGCTGGTCGATGCTGCGGAAGCCGCAGTTCATAGCGTCGATGATATCGCGGGTGGTGTTCTGCACAAGGTTCCGCGTATCGCAAGCCTGCGTGGCGAGGTTGTAGTTCACGCCCTGAATCGCCTCTCTGGTTTCGCAGCAGCAGCTTGCGATCTGCGCCTGCAGTGCATTGAGCTGCTGCATGAACGCCATCTGCGCGTTGCAGCGTGCGACCTCGGCCTGCGAGAAGCCGTTTGTCACAGCCTGCGTTACGCCAGCAAAGCCATTGAGCATGCCGGTGTTCATGGCGTAGAAGCCGTCGCACAGCCCGGAGTTCACGCTGTCCAGCTTGCGTTCGAGGTTCGCGAAATCGGACGTAAGCACATAGCCATCCATCACGCCGCCGTTACCGTTACCATTGCCACCCCAACCGTTTCGGCCCCAGCCGAAGAGGAAGAGCACAATGATCCAGATCCAGTTGTCGCCCCACATTCCCATGCCGCCGCCGTAGTTGTTCGCGGGCTGAACAGGCATAGTCGTCTGGATGCCTCCATCAGTAAGACTCATACAAATTCTCCTTTCGTAGATTTTTGATTTATCTCAATCGTGGCCACGAATTGAAATTAAGTTATCCGAGCAGTTGCCGGAACTGCACAGCCATATGCTGCATTTGATTCAGCTGCTGCTGCGAGATCTTCCCGGACTGCACCAGTTTTTCAACCTCGGCTTTCGGGTCGCCCTGAAATGTCTGCTGAAACTGTCGGAACTGCTGCACCATGTTTTGGAACTGCCCGACCGTACCGGGCATTTGCGCGCCGCCGAGGGCATTAAACAGCGGATTCGCCATTGGGTTCTGCCTCCTTTACCTTTCTTGTCGGCCTGACGCTGGGAGCCGTCAGCTTGGCCACCAGCTCGTCAAACTCTCTGCGGGTCACGTATTCCTCGCTCTGGTCTTTTCGCGGCGCCGTGGGCGTTATAACAGCCTGTGTGCGCTCTACAAGATCGTACGTTGTCATAGTAGGTTTGCCGCTTGCATCGGCCTTTTTGACGTACACAACCGGCGCGTTCATATCCCAGAGGGTAACCGCATTGTTGGGTGCGACAATAAAATCATTCGCCGACTTCTCGTTCGGGACCCAGATGATCGCTTGGTTCTGCTGCGGCTGCTGCGGATACTGCATCTGCGGTGCGGGCTGATATTGTGGGCGCATTTGCATCTGCGGTTCCTGCATCGGCGGCATGGGCGGCTGATTGTAGATCGGCTGCTGATATACGTTGTACGGCTGTTGTCCAAACATCAGGTTTCCTCCTTTGCCCAATAGAACAGCGGGATCTCACTGCCGCTGTCCCACGTGTCAAAATAGCTTCCGTCCTCCACGCACACGACGTGGCTGGATAAGGCCAGCACATACACGCCGCGCGGATGGTCTGCCGCGAACTCCGCGACCGTATAGCAGTCCGGGCATGTGTTCGGGATCACGTTCCGGGCAAAGCCATGCTGCCGGAGGTATGCGCCCCATACGCTGTTTGCGGACGGCATATCGCCCATGATAAGCCCCTGCAGGCACAGGCCCATGTACGTCTCATCCCAGCTCTGCCCTGTCGCTTTGGAGATCGCCCGGACCGTGCAGTCTCCGACCTGACGCCCGGCCGGGTTCGGATTAAAATAAGAAAAGCCCATACCGAACACTCCTTTGATGTGTTCAGTATGGGCTTTTTTTCGGTTCCTTGTGCCTCAGTTGTGCATCAGACCGGCATCACTTTTGTTCAGCTCGGGAGATTGCCGGACGCGGCTTTCATCCTCTCCATGATCTCCGGCAATCGCCGCTGCACGGTGGCCCTGCCGAGATACAGTTCTGTCGCAACATCGACCTGCGGAAGCTTGTCCACGAAATAGAGCTGCGCGATCTGCGCGTTCTCGCGGCCGAGATTGGCCTGATAGATCACGGCTTCCATGTCCTTCCGCGTCAGGCCGCCCAGCTCCGGCGGCAGCTTGGCGCGCGCCTGCGGTGACATAGACCCGCCCCCCTTACTTCATGGCTGCAGCCAGTTTTTTCAGCAGATCGTCGCCGTACTTATAATCGGCGAGATACTTGATGGTGTTGTCCGCGAGACCGGCCTTTGCCTTGATGGTCTTCTTGGCATCCTCGACGGTCTTGTCGACCGTCTCGGTGTCGTAGTCGACCCACGGGAGTTTCCCGTGTTTCTGCCACTTGCGGCTGTTGTAGCCGCCCTTTAGGCCGATGTTGCCAACACACGTGATCTGCACGCCGTCCTCCCAGATGGGCGTACACTCGACGGCTAGACCGTCGCCGATGTACAGGCCCCAGTGCCCAGGCATCCAGAGTCCTTCGCCGGGAACGAGCTTGTCCCAGCCGGTCGACGATACGTCCTTGCACTTGGCGATCATGCCGTCGGCGGAGACGTCCGGGACGGCGTTGCCAGCATAGCGCGCGCCGCCGTGGTAGGCGTTCTTATTGCCGTTCCAGCCCCAGAGAATGCCCTTCGTCAGGTTCACGCAGTCGAAACCGAAGTAGCCTTTGCCGATGAGGCCGCGATATCTGGCCTGCTTCGCCGCAGTGTACCAGTCCGGATACTGCTTCGCCTTCTCGGAAATGATCCCCTCAGACACCGGCGAGCCGAAGCAGCCCCACATGTAAACGGTCTTGTAGTTTTTCGCGACGTCGATATGCTTTTTGACGAGTTCAGACGCTTTCATGACACTCATTTCTGCGTATCCTCCTTCGTGCTGCCGCCCTCGATAGCGTCCTGCACCTTCTGGCTCTGCGTGCCGAAGTAGAAGGTGATGACCGTCAGGAAGATGGTCAGGAAGTCCTTGCCGGAGATATCGCCCCGCAGGGCGAGGACGGCGAAGATGATGGTCAGGCCAAGTGTAACGATGGATTTGACGCTCAGGAGATTCCCGAGCCGCTTGATGATGTTTTCCATATGTACCCCTTTCGTGGTTCCGGTTATTCGTCTTTGTCCTTTTTTGCGAAGACCCGCTTGAACGCGAGCAGAAGCAGCTCACCGCCGAACGCCGCGGCGGTGAACGTCAGCACGGCGGAAAGATCGATATCCAGTTGAAACAGGACCGCGATTGTCTCGAGCAGCACCGCCCACACGAGCGTGAGGGTCAGCACGCGGATGCAGTAGAACACGATGGTCCTGGACATTTCGCCTTTTGTCCAGCGGAGTTTGAATCTCACAGCTTCACTTCCTTTCGCACTGCGCTTCCAGCTGATGCAGGAATTGCTTGACGTCCCCGTTTCCTCCCAGATCTACGTATTTTTTGCCCGCGATCAATCGCTCCGACATTGGCATTTCCTCTGACATGATCGTCAGGCGCAGGATAGACAGGTATTGCTCATCCTGGTGCTTCTGCATCTTGTCGAGCTTTTTGTCGATCTCGACCAGATGGTCGCCCTGGGAGTCTGCCTGTGTTTTCTTCTTCTGCGCTGTGCCGACGATGGCCTGAATGACCGTCGTCAGCGCGGACGAGCCGAGGACGGCGCAGATGATCGTGATGGTTCCAGCATCCATGTTTTTACCTCTTTTATGTATTTCCCGGCGGTCAGTCGTTGGCCATTTTGATGTAGGTAACCGTGTCGTCGGAATAGCTGACGTTCGGTAGCGTATTGCCGCCGAGCTGGTTATAAAGCTCCGGGTAGTCCGTCTGCGAGAAGGCCGAGCCGTCGCAGGCGTTCCACGGGGCGGCCAGCTCCCGCACGGTGACGAGTAGATCGCCGATCTTGTATTGCGGCGTGGAGAGCTTGTCCAGCGCGTCGTTGATGGTCGGGTCGGCCGGAGCGTCGCCCGCCGTCCAGAGGAGGGCGGCAGTTTCGTCGGTCAGCAGATTCGCCTTGACGAGCGGCGTTTCCTCGGCCAGCGGTTCGTCTTCCAGCCGGAGCCAGACCTGACGCAGCGGATTCCCCGCCGCGTCATAGGCCCCGTAGCAGACCGCGCCGTTCGCCAGATCGTTCGTCCCTTTTCTGTCCCGCATGGCTCATTCCTCCACGGCCTTGATGTAGGCATGGCTGCGAACATCCGGCGTGATATTCGGGATGCGCTTGCTATCGTAGGTATAGTCGTGGTAGACATTGCGCATGACGGTGGAAGTAGATTTGCAAGAGCCAATCAGGAAATTACCATTTCCGGCTAGAGAAGTAACTTCGTACCCAACATCCACGGAGATAAAGCCAGCGGCGATGTCGTCTGAAATCTGAATCGTCGTACCACCTGCACCAGCAAAAAAGCCATCGAACGCGATCAGATTTCCGACTAGATACTGATTTCCGGTTTTTGTCGTAAAGCTCGTTCCTGCATTCAACGAGTACAGAAGCTTACCAGTGACTGCAGCAACTATGGTGTTTTCATAAACAGCAATCGACCCACCGCCATTCACACCGACAGAAGTCATAGTTTCCCATGTTGTCTGGTCGTGCAATGTTCTGCAGCGATAGAGCGTAGACCCGTTGAAGAAGAAGAAGTATCCAGAGGCAGCATCATAGATAGCGTCTTGAATAGGCGAAGTGCCGCTATAGAGCTTTTCGTCCGTCCACCCTGTGGCAGGATTGGAGGAATGGTAAACGTGCGCATAGTTGTTATATTTATCTGTATAGACATAATAACTCGCGCCGTCATACAGAACATCGAAGTCTACGATATAAGTGTGGTCGCCGATTCCTTCACCAGATTCGCTCATTACAGACCACGAATTTGCAGGATTGGTCGCTGTCAAAAGTCGCACTTCGTAGCTGCTTCCGTATGTGCATAAGCATACGTATTTCAAATTGTAGTAGTGGATGGGACCGATTTGATGTACAGTCGACGGAACTGAACATTTTGCCCACGTTGTTCCGTTGCTGGACCGGTAAAGCTCTACTGTCAGGTCGTCCTTGATTCTGCTGCGGAACCAATACCCATTTGCGTAGGAAATGATATCGTCGGCATCGGAGCTGTCGCCCGCCGTTGTCGCCACAACTTGGGCTGTCCAATCCTCGCTCGTCGCTGCTGCTCTGAGGATGGGGTACAGCTCGGGATACTGCGCCTGCGTGATGAACCGGCCGTCGCAGGGGAGCCACGCGGAAGACGGTGCTTCACGGGACGTCAGCTCGATATCGCCGACGAGGTGCATACCCTTCGATAGCTTTTCAAATGCCTGGTTGACAGTTGGGTCCTCCGGCTTGTTGCTGCCGGGCCAGAGCTTCGAAGCTGTGGCGTCCGAGAGAAGATTTGCCTTGCTGAGCGGCGTTCCCTCGACGGTCGGCGCGTCCTCGCGCCGGAGATATTCGTAATGGTCAAGCGTGCCGTCCGCGTTGTAGATGCCATAGCGGATGGCCCCGTTCGCCAGTACCTGTGTCGGTTGTCTGTCTGTCATAGTAATCCTCCCGCGGTGCACTCCGCCGCGCCAGTGTAGCGAAACGCATTTATCACATTGTCGACCAGCGTCTCGCAGATGGTCAGGATGCGCTCGATATCGTTTGCGCCCGCATACGTCAGCAGTGCGATCTCCGGCACATCCGGGGCATTTGCGGGGTAGGCGAGCGCGGCGCGGACGTCGCTGATCTGGTCGTGGTATGCGCTCCCCTGTGCGGCTGTTATAACGTCCGTCATAGCCCAATCCGTCTTCGCCTGCCACGTGATATCCCTGCCGCAGACGCCGGTCAGGAGGTCGCGGAGGTAGTTCAGCGCCGTCCCGACGCGGTTGAGGTCAACGGCGTTGTATGCGCCCTTCATCCCCGCCAGCCACTCCGCCAGCTCCGCCGCCGTCATGCCCGCGTAGCCCTTCACGGCCAACTCGTGCACGCGTGCGACGTCCGCTGCCGTTCGGTCAGTGATGAGGGTGTCAATAATCGTACTCATAGAAGCTCCTTAACGCCCGTCGGCTCATTATTAGAAACTCTTGAAGAGTTATCTACTAAGTATAGTTAAACTGTCTCTCCGATCTTTTTCGCGTATATTTGTTTCAGCCGACCTGTACTTGCGGTACGCAGCCGATTCTTCCAGTAGCCGTTTTCCTGCCCCGGCCATTTTTCATCCGTAAAATCTTCACCACAGCCGTTTTTTATGTACCATCGGTACAGATCGTTCAGCATTTTCTGCCGCTCGGCACCTTCCTGCGTGTTCGGCCTGAAATGCTCCCACCCATTTTCAGACGTTATGGCGCATATCCGTCTACCGTCCGGCGCGATCAGAAATCCCCCATCTTCCGTTACAGTCGTTCCATACCGGAGATTAAACGCCCCATCTATCCCTGCTCCACGGAAGCGTTTATATACGATATACCCCATGCACTTGTCCCTCATACGCAAAAGCCGGGGGCAAAGCCAAGCGAATAGTTCGCACTGAAGCTGCCGAGCGTGCCTCCAGTGTACACATTCGTGAAACTCCCGGAATAGGTGACAACCGGGGAACGGAGCCACCAATAAACGGCTGTGCTTGTCTCGCTGTGCTTGTATTTTACCTTGCTGTTTCCGGCGCTGTAATACGAATACTGCGCCTGTTTTTTAGATTCGTATGTATTCCCTCGGCTGATCGTCCCAAATACTTCGTACTCAGACAGCAAGAAGAAATAGTCCGTTGTCGCTGTTACATCGCCTACAGCACTGTCGTTGCCTGTGTAGCCTGTGTTGTCCGTGTACTTCGTCACGGATTTCAGCACCGCGCGGAGCGCTGCCGGAATGACCGCAATGATCGTGCCGGAATAGCTTGATAGGTTTGTGCCGCAAATTGCCTTTCGCATGTTTGACGATGCCCAACCGCCAGAGCTAGATTGGTTAGTACGCATTTGAAATCCGCCGTCGGTACCTTTGTAGTAGTAGTCGCATAGCGCAACGTCCGTGCCGCCGGACAATGCCGTTTTGCCTAACTGGAAATGAATGCGGTTTGTTCCTTCGACGCTGGAATTGTGATTGAATCCGATGATGAACACATACGTCGTGACGTTGGATAACGTCAGCGCCCCAACCGTGCCGTTCAGTGTGACCGCCTTGCGGTCGCCAATGCTCCAATAGTTCGCGCCCTGTCCCGCGTCAGAAATGTCACGAATAGTTTCCCACGTACAATCGTTCAATTTAGGTATAAATAGCAGAGATGTATTGTACGAAAATCCAACGTGCACGATAGCGCTATTGCTCGTTTCCTCACCTAAAGTTGCACTAACCGTCCAGTCTCCTGCTTCAGGCACAATCAAAGTACACGTTCCATTGACCGAGGTGCCGCTCACAGACAGATTACCTTTTGTCGCTGTGACTGTCGCACCGGCGGATACCGTCACGACAATCTGCAACTGTGGGACAGTCATGGTGCCAGTAATAAGCTCACCGCTCGCGTCGTGCGCAGTCTCGCCCTGTGCAAGCTTCGCTGCCGTAACAGTATCTGCCGTCAGATCGAGCTTGACCACACCATTGATTTCAACCTTGTTGACTGCCACGATTAAGCACCTACTTTCAATGTCTGGCCTCCCTGAGCATTATCAGTATAGGTGACAGGAATTGCAGCAACAGTAACCGAGGACAGATAATTGAATGTCGGACTGTCAGGCGTAACTTCCTGCTGTGCGAATGTCGGAGTAACTGTCTTCGCCTGAGGCTTTACGCCTTCAGAACCAGACATAGTGCCTTCAACACCGAGCACTGTAATACCCTCACGAATGTTGGCCGGAATCAGCTTTGCAGCCTCATCAGCGTCGATAGCAGCATCCCCAGAGCCGTCGTGGAAGCCCATCGGAATAGGCGCAGGAGTGTCTTTACTGGTGATTTTCAAATGCTTTGCCCCATTATTAGGCATCGTACCAGTCAGCTTGGAACCTGCCACATATGCTGTCTTATCCTTCAGAATTTCTGCAGCAACGGCAGTTGCGTCGCTGGTGTCAGCATCCTTTGTACTTGTACCAACGATAGGTGCGCCAGATTTGTCATGGGCTTTAATACCCTTAGCCAGCTTATCAGGAGTGATATCGTCCTGAGTAAGATCAAGTTTAACTTCAGTACCAATGATAACCTTGTTTACATATTGATTAGCCATAATATTCATCCCCCATAATGAGTGTTGCACCCCCCGCATCGTTCGAGACGATATACTGGGGGATCTTCTTGACGGTTACATTGTCTTTCAGGAAGCGGTCCTTCGTTTCCAGCGAGACCGCCTCATAGATCTTGGGCGTAACCTCGTATGCCCCGGTGTAAGGTTTGGCGCCCCCGGCGGATATGGAGGCCGAGAAGCCGAAGGAGACGTCGCTGCCTCCGCCGGTGTCAAAGCGCAGCGCGCGATTTCCGGCCAGCTCAAACGCGACCAGCGTCACTGGAACCATTACAGCACCACCTTTGACAGCGCGTGCAGAACGTCGATCTGCTGGATCGGGGAGCCGATGACGTCCCCCGAGGTAAATTTCACACGCACCTGCATCTGGCAGGTCTTCGGGAGCTTGAATGTCTCCTGTTGCGTCAGCGGGAAGCGGAACTTCCCGTCCTTGTATTCGACTTCGCCGGGGTATTTCTTCTGCAGGTACAGAAGCGAGACTTCCACGGTCTCGATATCGTTGATCTCGAGCGCTTCTCCGTTGTTCGTGATGGAAATATCGATGTTATAGGCATCACCCTGAACCATAGGATGCACCTCCGTTTCTCATGTTCCGACTATTTCGCAATCAGCCGCGGCGATGCCGCTGAGCAAGATACCCATGCTGGTGATTGTGCCGGTGATCGTGCTGCCCCACGGCGTCGTCGTTTTGACGTAATCGCCGGGGGTCTCGCCGTCCATGACGATCCGCACGCTGTGGGTCTGACGGCGCATGTAATAGTCGTAGACGTGCTGGGTGACCGCGGCGACGTTGCTGCTGTTGACCAGCGTGGCGTCCCTGACCTCAACGACGTTTGGCTTCGTCGTGGCCGTGACCTTCGGATTGGTCTTCGTCGTGACGGTGGTCGTGTGGTAATACGTCGTGCCGTCGACCTCCACGCTGTCGCCGCTGCCGGTCGTTTTGTACGCATGCGCCGTCACGCGCACCTCCGTCACCGGGGAAGATGTTTCTACGCTGCCGCCGGTATAGAGCCGGTCAAGCGGGATCTCCGCCGCCTCGTCCGCCGCGAGCTTGCGCACCTTGATCCCGCGCGTGCCGCTGGTGTCGATGGTGGCGCAGATGGCAAATGCGATCTGCTGCAGCGCCTCGCGCTTCGTGCAGTCCGGGATGTAGCCCGTGACCTTTGCGTCGTCCAGCGAATAGTCGTATTCCAGCGTAAAGTGCCCGGCGAGGATCGTCTGGATCAGCGTCTTCGCAGACGCGCCGGAATAGATCGCAGCCGCGAACGGCTCGCTGTCCATGACGCCGAGGGCGTCGATGCAGGAAATATCATAGACGCTCACGCTTTTCCGGGAGGACGATTCGATATAAAACACGCCGATCAGGTGGTCTGAGTCATACGCGCTGACGGGCTGCTTCTGCTGGAAGACGTAGTCGATATCGTCCGCGCTGTCCAGCGAGAAGTCGAGCGTGTTGATCTCCAGATCGTCTGAAATGATGTTCAGGCCCTCCGTGACTCGGACGGAGCGCAGCTCTCCCCGCTCGAACTCCCGGACGATTCCGAAGAAGATCTGCGAGATCTTCGCGTAGTGGTTCGGCAGATGGGTCTTATTGATCTGGACGACGAGCTTGTTGTATAAGTCGACCTGCTGCTCGCAGAAATACTTGTACGAGTTCGGCGTGAAGGTCTTGCTCGCAAGCTGTTCTTCGCCGTTGTACCACATCAGGGCAATCTCGCTGCAGTAGTCACCCTCCGAGCCGTCGAAGTAGAAGAAAATGCCCGGGGACGAGAACTGACCATTCAGGGAGATCGTGATCGTCGGCGCTGCGTCAAACGTGCAGTCGTCGTTGCTTTGCACCGCGGACCAGAATGCGGCCCGCTGGTTCCCGAGCAAGACGCGCGTCCCGTCTAGGACCCACTGGTTCTGCTCGCAGGACGCCAGCAGCCCGGCGTCCGTGCCGTAGGGGAGCAGGGCAGGGTTCGCAAAGTCTTTCTTCGCCGTCGTCGTTACCGTCGACGCATCTGCTGCGCCGACCGCGACGTCTTCATATACCACTCTTACGCTCATGCCGGGGTCCTCTTCGGTTTCATGGCAACGAAATTGACGGTCAGGTTCTGCCAGCTGTTTTTCCCGGCATAGCTGGACGCCAGCTCGTCGTCGCCATTTGCAACATACGCGTCGAACGTCATGGTCGTCTGCGCATAGGGGACTGTCAGTACGTGGCTGTCTGCCGGTGCGGAGATCGTTTCATAAAACTCGTCGTATTCCTCGGGGTTCGATGTCACTGAATCAATTTCCAGGCTGTAATTGTAATAGGTGCCGATGATGTCGCGCGTCATTGCGCCAGTCATCACGCGCCCGGCATTGTCGCCGTCGAGCACGGAAAACGAACGTTTCAGACTCACGACGTGCAGATTTGGATACGCTTTCCCATCAAGGCTCAATACGCTTGTCATGTTCTCACCCCCGCCAGACGAACGCCAACGCGCTGCGTCTCGTCGTTGTTCGCCTGATATACCGCGCGGGCAAACTCGCGCTTATCGACCTGCATCACGACTGTAATGCTCCGGCCTCCCATGCCGCCCGTCTCGTTCATGGCCTGCTTGAAAGCCTGCACCATTGTGGCAAGCGGCGTTTCGATATTCGTTCCGCTTTTCTGGTCTCCCAGCACAGCCATAAACTCCCGGTTCGGCGGGATGACCGCGCCAGAGGCTAGGCGGGGCAGCGATACACGGGAAACAGGCGTGATATTGATGCCAAATGATTTTCCGCCAACAAGCGGAACCCAATCTGGAACTTCAAAGTGGATTTTGTTCAAAGCGGAAATCAAAAGGTTAATTCCGTCAATGATGAAGTTAATCGCGCCTTCGACCGTACCGACAATGAGATTCCAAACGCCTTTCAGAATATCTAGGACGCCGTTCCATGCTTTCTTCCAGTCTCCGGTGAATACGCCGGTCAGGAAAGTAATAAGGCCACTGAGGATCTTTTTCCATGCGTTGTACTGGTCGGAGAACAGCTTTCCGATTGTTTCAAAAATCGCAGCAAGTGCCGGGTTCTTGCCCTGCAGCCATGTAATAAATGCGCTCCAAGCGTCTTTGATGGAGTTTACAATCGCGTTCCACGTCTGCTTGAGCCCTTCCCAAATTTGTTTCGCGCCTTCTGCGGCAAGCTTTAAGTCTCCCGTAAACACGCCCTTGAAGAACTTCCCGAATCCGTCTATGATATTTTTCAGGCCTTCGATTAGTTCTTCGCCATGTCCGGTAAAGGAAACAAGTGCAACCAGAGCGGCAGCAAATCCCGCAATCAGGAGTGGAATCCAGCTACCCGTCAGAAGCGAAATGCCGATACCGGCGGCAAGTAGCCCCGCGATGATCGTAAGCGTATTTACTAAATTGAAGCCATTTTCAATGACATCCTTGATTCCGACAACCAGCATAGCAAGACCGCCCACAACAAGCGCAATTCCTGCTGCTATCGGGCCAAATGCGATTGCAAGTCCGGCGGCCAGCGCGGCAAGCCCCGCAAGCATTCCGAGGAAATTTTGCAAATCAATTCCGTTATTCCAAGCATCCAGCCAGAAGTACACAAGCGCAAACGCACCGGCAACAGCAAGGGCGATACCCCAAATCTTGCTCAGGTCGTTCGTGAACAAGCTCGCGATTTTCCACGCAAGAAGCCCTGCTGCAATAGCGCCTACCAAACCGAGAATGTCGTGGAGCTTGTCCTCTGCCATGTCGAGATTCGAAAAGTCCGGCGCGATCTCCGTTGATGCCGCGCCTCCAGCACCACCACCTGCCGCAGAAGCGGAATTATCGGTTAGCTGGTTGATCTCGTCAAAGCTTGCCATGCTCTTGCTTGCGTCCTCCGCTGCAGAGCCGACGCCTTCCAACGCTTTCTGTTCTTCATTCAATCCTTGTGCGGCTGATTTCTGCGAAGACCAGCTTTTCCCGGACAGCATACCGAAGAACTTCGCGATAGCTGTAACAACCTGTGTCAGAATGTTCACAAGCTTCACAAAAACAGGAATCACGACTTGAAGAATCGGCTGAGCCAGCGTCAAAAACGCCGCCTTAAGCCGCGCAACCGCTGCACGCGCCTCCTCGTTCTGCATGATTGTTTTCCCGAGCCATGTCCGCAGGCTTTGCAGCGCTCTAGTAATCAGAGAGAACACCAGGACACGCTTAAAAAGCCCGGAAACACGCTTGCTGAACGTGTTCATGCTGTCGGAAACATTTTTTGCGGCAAACTCCATCCGTTCGGACGCGCCGCTTGCGTTTGTAATCTCTCGCGTAAGCTCTCCTGCGCGTGTCTTCGCCGCGTCCAGCGCGGAGGTCTGCTCCATTACCTTGTCCGTAATTTTTGCGTACTTGCCGTCCAAGCTCTCAACGATCTTGTCTTGCTCTTTCAGACGCGCTTCCTGTTCCTTAATCTGTGCAGCAACTTCGGATTGCCGACTGTATGCAGAAATATACGCATCAGGCGATGCAGACACCTCGCCGGATGTGACCTGCCGCAGCCGCTCAGATTCTGCACGCAACGATTTCAACGCAGTTTCTGCCTGTTTTGCGGATTCCTTTGCCGCGTCAAGCTGTGCCTTGATCCCGCTTTGCTCGCCGCTGCTCTTTTTCAGGTCAGTTTCCAGCTTGTCAATTCTCGCTGTAAGTTTATCAAGCTCCCGCTGTGCTTTTTTCGCATCAACTTCCGCCTGCACAACGATTTTCCCATCTGCCATTTTCTCACCACCTTATTTTGAGACACCCCACGCTGCCAGAATATCCTTTTCTGCGTCTGTGTAATTCGTTTTCAAATCAATAATTTCACGGTTTCGCCTGTAAAACTCTCGTTCCTGCTTGTCAAGAGGCTTCCCGCGAGATTTCTTGTCCCGGATACTTACCACATGGGCAAACAGGCAGTCTCCAATTTCCTGATAATAGGATAAAAACGTATACCAGTGCAGATATTCCAATGCACGGATTTCGCAGCCTGCAATTCTGTTGATGGGCGCGACAATCATCTCAAAGTCCTGCTCCCACGACATCAACGTCGGCTGCTTTTTTTGCTCCTTTTGGTCTTGCTCGTGGTCAATAAACCTGAAACATTTCCGCAGTGCTTCCTCATAATCTGAAAACGGAATATCGTCAAAGTCAGGGTAGAATATCTCAAGGGCGGCAATGGCGCGCTCCTCTTCCGTCAAATCTTTATCAGAAAGAGCGGCGAGGATATCCAGCACCGCTCTATAATCTGATTCGATCTGATATGTTTTGCCGTTTACCTCGGCTGACGTCGGGAGCGCGTAGATCAGCGCTTTCTTTTCGCCCATCTGTCCGTGTACTGTTTTACTCTTGGGCTCAGTCTGGTTTTTTCGAGATCGAAACCAGCGTCCATCTCGTCGATGACAGCAAGCATAAGATTCGCCCATACCGGCAGACCATTTGCAAGCGCCATTACGTTTGTCCTGAACACTTCAGTGCAAATCGGCTTTCCAAAAATTCCGTCGATTTTTTCGCGAATCTCCGTGTCGAACTGATCTGCCAAATCGAGAATTTTTTTCGGGTCCGTCTCGTTTTCGGCGCGTTTTGCGTATTCATGCTGTCTGGATTCCAACTCTTCGAACAGCGAAAACAGCTTTTTCGCAAATTCGCTGTCCGTCGGGTTGAACTCTACACTCACGCCGCCGTTAATTTGGAAGGACTGTACGCCAGTATCAAATCTGATATCTGCCATTTATAGCCCCTCCTTACGCCGCAGAATCCGCCGTGAATGTAACTGCACCGTTGCTGCCGACCGCAGCCGTTCCGGTCGTGCGCGTACCGCCCAGCGTCACATCGAACGGCATGCCGACAAAGCCACCACCCTCACCGCCGAGGCTCGCGGGCTTGACCATTGTTCCGTCGTAACGCTCCGCAAAGACTGCTGTCTTGGCCGTGCCTGCGTAAAAATGAACGATAAGAACGTCCTGATTCGCCAGTGCTGCTGCGTCCTGGTCTTTGATAGCCAGGTTCCACAGCTTGACAAGCGCCGCGTCGCCTGCGTCCAGCTCGCACGGGTCAAAGCTCTGCGTGATGATGGGCTTCTTCATGGTGGTTCTTGTAGTGCCGAGGATATCCTTACTGGAATCCTCCTGCCAATCGTACTCCATGCTGGAATCCGTGACGCGCTTGCCGAACGGAGACCAGACAGGCGTAGACGACTCGCCGGTATTCAGGTATGCGATCAGCAATTCGCGGTCAATGGTCTGGCCAGCAGTGGTATTAAAGGTCATGTCTGCCATAATTAAATCACCTCATATGTCAGTTTCATAAGTATCTGATGGTCTTCTGTTCCGTCATCGTACCGGGCGAAGAGAGCCGCACGGCTGGACGCTTCCACGCTCCGGACGCGCATGCCATCGCCCAAAGACGGATAATTTTGCATAGCCCAGTCTCCGAAGCGGTTCAGCATGGCGTCGCATTTTAGGCGCTTATCGTTGCTGCTGCCGGGGATGATACGGGCGATGATCTTAAATTGGTATTCTGCTTCATGCCCGCCAAGCAGGTATTTCCGTGTGATGTACGCGCCCTGAATAGCAGAAAGCGCCATGCTCGCGGAATCTGCGGCGAGAAATTCATAGTTGATCGTCGCGGCTGGCATATCGTCGTCAGAAAAGGAGTTCGCCCAGACCATCATCTTTCGGGCGATATCCTGTTCTTCTTCCGCTGACACCAACTTTTTCTGTTTTTCAGAGTCCATGTTTCACCGCCTTGTCCGCAACGCGGATCCATTTATCAAGGTTCTCAGCCTTTGAAGCCTCGAACCAGTGCGATTGTGCCTGCGCGTGTCCGGATGTCGTGAACACAAGGTTTTTGTCTGTCAGAACCTTCGTCCCACCCTTCGGTGCGTATGTGCTGCCCGTCTCCGGGTCAACCATAACTTTCCCGTAATACAGAAACCGTGCATACGGTCCCGGATAGATGATCGCATTACCGTCCACCATTGTTCTCTGGTCGAGAGAGCCCGTCAGGAACGGCACATATGGGCTTGTGTCCTTCCGCACCTGCGTTGCAACAATATGCTCCGCTTTGGTGCAGGCCTGCGCGAGATTTTCCTGCAGCGCGTCAAAACCGTCTGCCTTTACGCTGAATTTCAGCATTACGAGCCTCCGACCTGCCAGTGCTGCATAGAAGGACTGCCGAAGTCCTTCATGTCCACCTTTGTCACTTTGTACACATCATCGTACAGCATCTCGATCTGTTCTTCCGTCTTGTCCGGCTCGACTACTTCGCCCTTCACAAAGAATGTTGTGCCGCCGTTACCGTCCGTAGATAGCGTCCAGATTTTGCTTTTATCAGTTGCACGCCAGAACTCCTGCGGGCCGACGTAGCGCTTTTCTGCGCCCGTCACGCCGTCTACAGCAGCCGCAGAGAACGGAATGTACAGATTCACCGCATCTGCTCCTTCAAGCCCGCTCGCGCGGACATTGGCAGCTTTCGACGCTTGGAGCATTACCCCGCGAATTACAGTGATATGAATTTTTTGCGTATCTTTGAACGTTTCCGGATCCTGCTCCTGCGTGACGTTGTAGATGGTTACAGTGTGTGGGGCGTACATGAAAAACACCTGCCTCTGTAGAGAAGCCCGGTATGGGCTAGATATTCACGCGCTACGCTTGCAAGGGCATTCTTCGCCTCCGAAGCCGCTTTCAATGCGGATACGGAAGAATCTCCGCCGCTGCGAAGCGTCCTGGAATAGCCGCCTACAGTCTCGCTCTGCAATTCTCCTTCGTCAGATGCAAGCCCGGCGGACACATTCTTTCTGGCAAGCTCCTGCGCCGTGTCGATCAGCATATACTGGTCGACCAGAGCGCAGCAGCACATTTTCACAGCTTCGAGATCCGCGTAGTCTTTTACTCGGTTCTGCGTGTAATAATCGAGGAAGGAGCTGGCGCGGACGACCAGACGCTGGAAATCCTCTTCACTCACGCTGCCGTAGTAGCAGCCAGAGTAAAATTCAAAATCTGCATAAGTCATCAGCGCCGCCTCCTTATCACTTTGCCGTCACGCTCGCATTGCCGCTCTTAATCGCGTGGTAATTTCCATCGCACTCAACCACTGTCACGGTCTGGCCGCTTGCAATGGTCAGGTCGCTCTTGCCGTCCCAATCCTTCCAACCGGCAACATTATCGCCGTAAGCGACGGTCGCCGCGGAGGGGCCGGACGCGTACTTATACTTGTTACCCGCCGCAGCCTTTGCCGGAGATACGGTCAGCTTGGTATCGCCGCTCTTAGATCCAGCAGCAGAGGTGACCGCCAGGGAACCGAGCGTGCCGTTGTCGATGGTGCCGACGACCACGCCGTCAATGCGCTCGGCAAACAGCTCCATGCCGTTAATGACGGTGTCCGATGCGGTCATGTTGGTGTAATCAGGTTCCTCGTGGATGCCAATGTAACCGGTTGCGTCGGTGGTGAAATCGAACACTTCGCCAAGATCTGCGCCGTTCACGGGGATGTAATACAGAACAATGTTGTCCTTCGCCGTAGCGTAGATCTTTCCCTTGGGAACGCTGGAATTGAGGATCACAGTGCCAAGCCCGAGGAAGTTCTCGACGTAAGTCATGCCGAATGCGGTCTGCAAGGTGATGTTGGCCGTAGACAGGTAATCCGCAACGTCCAGCGGATTCATGAAGTAGACCGCGCCGATCTCGTCATCCTCAAAAAGAACCTGCAGATTGCCCCAAGCCTGCGCAAGAACAGTCTGGAAGTTCTTACCGCTCACCGCGCCGGTGCCGGTCGAGAGGAAGTCGAAAAAGCTCTTTCGGATGCCCTTCTGCACATCCTTGAGCATTTCGTCGGTGGTCATTTCCACCGCCTGATCGTAGCCGCGGTCTGTGATTGCCTCGGCAGAGGTAGCCTTACGCCACTTCTTGAGCGTGATCTCCTTATAGTTCACAGCCTCGGTCTTGTAGTGGGAAAGAGGGATGGTGTCACCCTCTGCCACAACGCCGCTCTCAAGCGTGCCGGTAGCCTTGTAGCTCTTGAGCACGGTTCCAGCCTGCTTTGCGATTTTGCGGGTAACACCAAGAGCCTCCATCAGCTTCTTGATGGAATAGCCGAACATTTCGGTAAATTCGATCTCGCGAACTCGCGCAAGATCAGCTTTTTTAATCAGCTTAGGATCAACAGCCATAGTTAATCTTCCTTTCTAAACAAATCCATATTTGCGGCGATTGCAGCGCGCCGCTCCGCTCTGTCAGTGATTTGCATGATCTCGTCTTTGGTCATCGGCTTACCACCGTCGTTGAGACGTGCGCCCATGTCCACACGGACAGAAGGTTTGGAGACAAGCCCCTTGTAAGTTCCTTCGATAAGTGCATCAAGGCTCTTTGTGTCCTTGATTTTCTCACCGTCCATCTCCAATGCGGTCATTTCCTCTCCGCAGCCGCGCATGGCAAGATCGAGATTTGCGCCTGTGATATTTTTGCTTTCAAAGTAAGCCCGAACAGCCTTTTCCTTTGCCGCCTTGCTTTTCTTTGCTGTAATGCCGGATTTATAAGCCTCAAAGTCCGAGTGTTCCTTCTCGTACTTCTCCTTATAGCCGCCATCGCCTGCTGCCTTTAGGTCATCCAACTGCTTCTGAACGCCAGGCAGCTTCTCTGCATCCGACTTGTACTTGCTAACATCAGCTTTCAAGCCGTCCACAGTGTCGGTGTGTGCTTCAATGATGGTGTCCACCTGCTCGTCGGTGAGCCCCATGCCTTTCAGTAATTTTCTGGTCAATGCCATTTCTATCTTCCTTTCCTTTGTCCGCAGTTCGTCGCGGCGATAGATTGTATAAAAACCGCAGTGCTTCGCGGGTTTTACCTGTAAATCATTTGTAGAAAACTTTTGTTCTTTCTGGTTGCTCCGGCAATCCTGCCGCCTTGCTGAACCTGCTATATTCTGCGTTCAGCCGCCGAAGCTTTATGTTCGCGGCGGTCGCGTCCTCGGAAAGCCCAGCTTCTTTGTATGCGTTTCTAAGCTTTTTCTGCGCGCGGATTTGCCGCTCTATGCGGCGTTGCATCTGCGTTGCTTCATAGGCTGTGTAAGTCTTTCCGTCAAACGTGCAGCCAAGACCATCGTCGATATGCTCAAGCTGTTCGTCTGTGTAAGTTCGCTCCGAAACTCCCGGAACAAACGGGTATTTGTGATGCCTACAGTTTGCGCCTGTCAGACCGTCAACATATCCGTAACCGGTCGTTTCCACAAGGTCATCGTAAAGCCCCAGCGGGTCAGGTTCGCCGCTTTCGCTCTGGTAATAGACTTTCCCTTGCCAGTCTTTGTGGCTTGACCACGGCGAATCACCCGGCTTGTCACGCGCCCCAGAGTGCGCAGACACTTCAAAGTATCTCGCCTCAAGGTACTCTGCGCTTTGGTTCGTGTACTGGTCGCAGATCTGATTCACGCCGGTCATGACAGCTCTCCGAACAGCAACGTCGATGTTGTCAACGTGTCCGCTTTCGTAGTTCACGACTTTCAGTCCGCCTGCAAGCTGTTGTACCGCAGACTTGATCGCCTGATTGTAGCTGATTGCCCCGCTCTGAATCTGCATAACAGCCGAATCCAACGCCCACTGATACGCACGAGCGGGCGGAAGCATCGTCCTGCCTTTGTCCACTAAAAATCCCATAGACTGTGTGATGTTATGAAATTCATCAAGCGTTTGAACTCTGATTGCTTCGATGGTCGCAGTGTTCACCAGAATATCAGGCTTTGTCAGCCCTGCCATGTCGATAACCGATGTGTAATACTTCTGGTTTCTGGCAATAACATCGTCGAAAAGCTCCTTGAGCTTCTTCTCGCTAATTCCGGAGGTCTTGCGGATTGCTTTTTCAATCTCTTTCGTGTCGATACCATGCGAGCGAAGCGCTCTGATTGCCTGAACCGTCACTTCGTTCAGCTGATCTTTCAGCGCAAGGCGGCTGCAAATCTCATCAAGAAGTGTATCCTCAAGCCCGCGGAATAGTTCTGCCAGATCCTCTGGGAGCGCATCAAGTAGTTCTGGGGCAAATGGATACCGGCTCATCTTTCACAACCCCAAAAGTCCCAGTGTTTTCTCCAAATCCCACTACTCGACCTCCGTTTCTTCCTCAGTTACCATGCCCTGCGCCTTCGGCAGCGCCGCCTTTGCTGTCGCCTCGTCCTCGTTCATCCACTTCATGCGGAACTCCCAGTCGTTCATGATGCCTGCACTGAGAAGCTGCATGTCGCGCAGGAAGTCCGTCTGCTTGTCCTCAATGATTGAATCGTCAAAGTCTACGGAAATCTGTACTTCCTCATTCAGGCCAGCTTCCATGTACCTGTTCCCCATGCGGAGCAGCGTCCTGCAAAGCTCTGTGATTGCCTGTTCAAGCAAAATCTCATGCTTCTTGATCGTCCGGAACATGGTGCTGTTCTCGCTGATAACCTGCGTCGCTGTAGCAACACTTCCCTGATTGAATTTGTAATGGTTTTCTCCGAATCCGCACTTGCTGGACAGGATATTCAACATATCCTGCATGCCGGTGTTAAACTCCGCCGTCCGCAGCGACATATCGACCTGCTGCAAGATGTTGCCGTTGCCGCCTCTGTCCTCCGGAAGTACATAATAAACGGTCTCACGCTTATCAAACACTGGCCGACCGTCAATGCTCTTGGTTGCCTCCGGCTGCACCACAATGCGCTTCTTGCCCAACACGAATTCGTTCACATAGCTATCATAGGTGATGTCAACGCTCTTGAGCTGGTCGATAGCATATGCAAACACAGCCACACCAAGTGGGTTATTTTCATCGGAGTTCGCGATATTCAGCCTGTCAATGACAAACTGGGGCTTGTCGCTCCCTGTGTGTACAACAGGTGGGATTGTTTCAAAGCCCTTTACACTGGTCAGCGGAACTTCATCAGAATCATACAAATGGTTCTCGATGTCGTACTCGCCGCCGTTCAGCCTGTGAACTTGAATGTATGTGTACTCTGTATCGTCCACCTTTTTTGTAGAGGCGAACGCACACTCCCTGATGATTCCATTGTCCCATGCCAGGGGATAAATGTTCGTCGCGCTGACATAGTTGATACAAATGTGCCCAGAATCAGCAATTTCGGAAGTGTCCGGATTGATGAACATTCCCTCAATGACTGGAACATACGCGACGGTGCCAAGCGCTGCTTTTCGCTCCTGCGATTCGTTCGCCTTGACCTCCCAGTTGTTTTCCGAGAGAATCGTGTCTACGAACTCCTGCTCCTTCTTCCCCTCGAGCGTGATGTTTACCCGCTCGTTCATCAGAAGGTTTGCCCAGTCCTCGCAGACCTTTTTCGCCATGCTTACGGAATATCTGTGACATTCCAATTCTTCAATGCCATTCCATACCGTGTAACTGTGGAAGTCCTCGACATTTCCTTTGTACCAGTCTCCCCACACGCCGATCAGCTTGTAGAAGTCAATGCCAACTGTATCGAAGCCCAGCTCCTTTAATGCTCTGCGTATGTTCACTCTTTCACCGTCCTATCATATGCCCGGCGCGTTCCAGGCCTTTGTAATAAGGCTCTATACTGTACTCAAACGCATCGAGGCTATCAATATCGGATGTTCCATCGTCAAGACGCTCGTCCTCGAACTTATCCGGGTCATAAATTGCTGATTGGAATGCATCGATCAAATGCGGGCAGTTCCGCGAAACCTTGAGCCTGCCTTGCTTCATCAGAAGCACGACAAGCCTGATTCTGTCCGTGATCTGCATTTTCAGCGCGTTTTTGACTTGGGTTCCCAGCCGGAGTTTTTGCGCCGTGTGGTCTAAACCTCGTATAAGCACCGTTTCCGCGCTATCTGCTCGCGTCTGGCTGTAACCATACTTTGATGTTATCAGTTGACAGAACGTAGCAAAACGCCGGTTTAACGCATCTGGGTCAATTTCTTCGTTTTTGATGTATTCTTCTTCCAACGCCACAACCCGGAAATCTTTTGTAATCCCGGTAGCTTGAAATTTCGTCGCAGACTTCGTTCCACCGAAGTCAACGCCAATAGAAATAACAGAGAACTTTGTATCGTTTTCTTCCGCCCATTTTGTAGGATCATCAATCAGATACTTTTCCGTGTCGTTGGCAAAGTCCTTGTAAACAATACCCTCCGCGGCTACCCAGATCCCACGGATGTAGCGATCATAGTAAACGGTTCCTTCGTACTCGCGTTTCAGATTTTCTACAAACGCAGGCGGCAAAAAGGGGTTATCGTCTATCGTGTATGTTTGGCTGAAAATGTCCGCGTCACTGTCCAAGAATCTTTTCAGCCAGTGGTTCGGATACTGCGGATTGTATGTCCCATCGAAACAGGAATATCCTTTGTCAAGGCGGCTTTTCAGCAGCGCGAATACTTCTTCCGACCAATCAGCTACTTCGTCCCCATAGCAATATTTAATCGACGCACCGCGAATCTTGGAAACTTGGGAAACCTTCTCAGCGCCGAGGCAGTAACATTTCTCTCCGAATATCCATGCCGTATTGTCGCTTGAGATCGTGCCGACAAGCTCGTCCCCGTAAATGTTCCGCATCGGCTCCAGCACATTTCGCTCAATCGTGGATTTTGTTACGCCGAGAATGACGGCCAGACCATCTTTTCCGATTCGCTCACGAATCCGGATTGGTATGATCCATCGAAAATCGAGGTAAGTCTTCCCGCTGCGTGTTGCACCACCCTTGAAGCCCCACCTGTGCCCGGCGCTTTTCAGCACATATTCACGTTGCTTCGGACTTAACAGCATCTTGGAACTCCTTCAGCATCGAATCAAGCTTCTCCATTGTCGTTCTGTTGCGGTCGGAAGCTGCCGCGTATCGCTTCATGAGGCTGTCACCGGCTTTCAACCGGTCGGACAGCGATGCGTCCATGCCGAACTGGTCTTTGACCTCCCCGCGCATGACCGCAGTGTAAAATTTCAGAATTTCGTTTGAATCCGCAACCTGCGCCGCTTCCTGTTCGTCCAGCCTGCGCTTTATATACGCAGAAATAGCTGGTTTTGATAGGTTTTCTGCCGCAATCACTCTGCATGATGTTTCTTTGTACCCGGCCTTTTTCGCTGCTTCTGTCGCGTTCCCGGATTTCAGATATTCTTCGCAGAATCGTTTCTGCTTCGGCGTAAGCTTTTCATCAGCCATCGCTGTAAAGTCCGGCCAGCAGCTTCACCACATCCGCAATCTGGTACGTTTCCAGCAGAGTGACGTTCTTCGGCTTTTCATCAGGTCGATATTCGTAAACCATGTATTTCGTCACCATCCTGTCATTTTTTGCGGAATAAGTCTGCATTTGATTGATTTTTATTTTGATTCCGTTGTACAAGAGCGCTGTTTGCAGCTTGTGTGCAAGGGCGCGCAAACTCGCCATAGCCGCTCCTTTCTGCCTCATTCTTTCGTTCTCGTGTCTCCGTGTGTGAATAAATATATTTATTCACACCGGAGAACACGAGAACAGGAGGAGGAGGTTTCCGCAGAACGCTGCGGTGCCGATGAAAAAGGGCGTAGAGTTGGTCTCTACGCCCTTATAGTAAATGTTAAATTTGGCTCTGGGGCGCAGACTTTTTCATAAAAGCCCTCTTTTTTGCCCCACAAGGCGAATAAATTGCCTGTGCCACTCCTGCGCAGTACGCTCCGAGACGTAGCACGCTAGCGCGGCCCCCTGCAGCGTGTGCGTCCGCTTCCAGAGGACAAGATCGATGAGCCGTATCCGCTCCTCACCGTCGATCCGCTGCTTTGTTTCTTCTACCGCAGCCTCAACGGCGGCACGCTCAGCATCTGATATGGGGCCGCCGCTCTTAAAGTTGCGAATTATATTCTTCGCATATGGCCACCACGGATCACGCGGCTTGCTCATGGTTCCTCCTCCGGCCCGTCCGGCTCTACCTGCTTGCAGTCCCGAACATCCATGTCTCTCGCGCAGTTGTTTTTGCATCGCATCGAGAAGCAATCACAGAGTTCCTCTGTGCAAACTAGACTCGGCGTACTCCGGTAACCATCGAGATCATCGTTAGCATCCTGCTTATAGTCCGCTTTCAATCGATCCACTTTTTTTTGAGTCCATTCTATCTGCGCTTTTAGAAGCTCAGCTTTGTACGCCTCACACAGGAACGAGCCGTTAATTATAACATGCCACAGAGCCGGTAAGCCGCTCTCATAGTCGAGCGCCAGCGGATTATCCCAGATATGCAGAACGTGGCGCAGAAGGGCGTCCAGCCACTTCTCACGCGGTACCTTGCGCCAGCCTTCCGCGTCGGCGTATTTTGCCTTGCCAAACTCACGCACCTGCATGATCGCCTCGATAGCCGCCACCGGCACGAGCGACGGGCGAGGCTTGCCCTCGTCGTACTTCGCGCCCTTAATCTGTTCTATCAATAGTGTACCCTCCCTTCGCGTTTTGCCCGTTCGTATTTCCGCGCTCTGGCGGACTTGCCGATTGTTTCCATCCCGCGCTCTATGCGCTCTACCTTGCTTTTGTTGTACTCGTCCGCAGCCTTGCGATACGCTATGTACGCCTCGCAAGTCGTATGCTTTGCCCCGCAGCCTTTTTCGGGGCAGTCGCCGCACGGAGCGGAATACGGGCTGATTTTCAAATCTCCCTGCATTCGTCCACCCTCACGCAGATTCGTTTGTCTCCGACGCGCACAACGTAACCGGGCATGCTGCCGATGTATTCATATTTTTCCGCGTCGTACACTTCGCCCATGCGCGGGCGCATGGCGGGATAGACCGGGATGATCGCCGTGATCTGGATCCGTACCTCATCCCATGCGCGATCGCGCCGCTTGCCCGTGCAGATGGGATGCAGCTTGCGCCATGCCCCGGCACACGCCCGACTGCAGAGATACCGGCCATCCGCGCGCGGCTTGCAGGGCCGGGTGAATATTTTCCCACAAACCGGGCATGTCGCCGTGATATTTGCCATTACAGCTTTACCCCCTTGATGTACTTATCGAAATATGTGGTCGCAACGGCCATAGCCGCCCACATGTCCGCCGAGAACCCATAAAAGAAACCGGGATCCTTTTTCGTCCCCTTTCCGAAGTTTGGCTGACCGGGCGCGTAGCGGTCGACGAGGGCCTGCCGGATGTTTGCATCTTTGGCAGATAGCGATCCGCACAGATCCAGCTTTTCTTCCCGGCGGAATATTCGCGTCGGCTCATAGCCTGTTTCCCACAGCACGATTTGCCAGAACCGGCCGATCCAGACGCAAGTATCAAAAACCTCTTGGCCAACCGTCATGCCCATACCCGCGATCATCTCGATTGCCACGTCATGGCCGTTCCCGTAAAGCTTCCGCTCAAGCATCGGCAGCAGCTCATTGTTACCTTTCTTCCCGGCATCCAGCACGCGGCGGATCTCCTCGCCGTCATGCTCTACGATTACATAGCCGGATTGCGCATTGCCGGGGTCAATCGCAAAAATTGTTCCCACCTTGCAGCCTCCTTCCTGTCTCGCACGGCTTCATCTCATCGCAATCACCGTATTTCGCGCAATGTGCTGCAAACAGCCCCTTAAATTCCGGGCATTTATAGATCACAAGTCCGCACATCAGTTTGACGACAGTTCGCGTCTCTTTTGCCGCCAACTTACAGAGCCGTTTTTCTGCGATAGTCATCAGCTCTTCCGCGTTCATGTACCAGATCATGTTCACAGGCGCGTCCTGCCGCGCTGCGTTCCGGTCGTATGCATCCTGCCGGTCATTCCGCTGGCTGCGGATAAACGGCTGTGCATGGACGTGGCGGGCTAAGTGGGTGCTTACCCAGTACGGCACCCCCTCGAGGTAAAACGCAAACTGCAGCGTCCGGATGGGGCTGTGCCGTGCCCGGAGAATGGCGTGTTTCCACTCCATGTCCGGGGCTGTCTTCATCTCTTTTCCAATGGTGACTAAAGCGCACTGCTTGGCCAGCGCCCAGTCCTCATCGGTGGGGTACTTCAAAAGTTTGACGATCATGTCTGCCTCCTATCCATGTCTTCGTAATCTTTGCATTCCTCACCGGAAAAGCACATGTGCTCCAGGTCTTTCTCCGAGACCCGTTCCGCCTTGTGCTTCAAGCCCCGATACGGGTACACGTAGTTCTTTCTGTATTCCAGATTTTTGCATGTCAAACAGCAATCCTGCATCAGCTTCCCTCCTTTCGCGCTCCCACGAGCAAACCGCAGGCCGCTCATTTGGTCACGCCTCCCGTATTTGTCTGATATTCTCCGTAGCTGCAAAAATCCGTTTCCTTCCGCCAAAAGCCATCGTTTGTTCGCAGGCAGACCATAGCGCCATTCGGCTTGCTGTCGTAGTCTCCGTACTTGCAGTACCTGCACTGCACCACCTGCGCAACGTCAGCGGCGGGCAAGTCCTTAATAATCTGCAACTGCATTGGAGCGTAGCACATTCCAGGTGCAAATAGTGCTTTCAGCGCCGCTTCGCGGCTGATGTATTCGTCAGGCATGGTTGGCCTCCTTATCGCACGAGGAAAGCACGCTGTCGTCCAAAAACGCACGCGCCGTGTATTTCCCGCCGCATTCGCACGGCTCTTTTGTCCGGTAAACTGTCCAGTTCGGAGTCGATAGCTTTTCGTCCACCGGCGCGACCTTCCCACACCGCTCGCAGACCGGCGTCATGTCCATCATATCCATCATGTTTTTACGTTTTGCCATCCTTCTTGCCCTCCTACGGCTTGACATCCACGTTTACCGGGAACTCGGTGTGGAACTCGATCAAATAATGGTACGGGTCGGCGTGCGTGCCGGTGATGTCCTCGACCACGTATAACGTGTAGTCGTTGAGGTAAATATAATTCTTCTTGTACTCGTTCGCACCGACCTTGCACGTTACGACCAGCTCCGAAGAGGAGTTGTTGCTGATGGACATATAGCCCTCGGTGTAGAGGATGATCCTGTCCGTCCGCGCGTTGTAGACCGTGATCCGGCGCTCGCAGCTGAAATTGTCAGCGGCAACACTCATGTTGTGGTTTACCTTGTCTGCTTCATGGCAGCCGGTGAGTGTGCAAGCCAGCACAACAGCCGCCATAAGCAAAGCTATTCGTTTTTTCATTTTTCAGTGGCTCCTTTCATTCCCTGCAAAGCCCGTTCGGCTTCTTCTTTGGAAAGAAACACAGTCTTTCCAATCGCTTCCTCCGAAAATCTACGTCGCCCCGTGATAAACATCACGCCTTCCCGGTCAATCCGTATGGCGTCTACCGTGACCGGCACGGGCTTTTTGGGGCGCGTGTAAAACATCCGGGACAGCCATACCGTATCGCCTGGGCAAATGCGCTTGCTATCCATGTCCTCATAATCCGCAAGGCGATCTGCCATCTGGACGACTTCGATGACGCCGCCCTGAACCGAACGGTAAATGTAGCACTTAAACGGTTGGTTCATCTTCGGGCGCGTCTTGCGCACCACTCCTGGCGAATGCTGATCAAAACAGCTTTATTCATGCTTGCCTCCTTCCTCCGGCGCGTCCGGCAGCGGCATCCAGTGGGTGACAGTGCACGGTATCGCCATGCACAACCATCTTTTGGCCATCGCGTGATAGTTGCCAATATCTGCACCAAACTCTGGGGTGTAAATCATGTAATTTACAAGTACGCCGTCTTCGTCTTTCCAAGCCTCCGGCAGTCTGTCCTCCACGCTGATCCACTGCGGCACCTTCTCCCGCAGCGCCGCGTTCTCGGCGGTCAGGCGCTCGATGAGATCAGCTGCGTCCATTCCAACCTTGTCAACGTCGCAGCTTGTCCATATATCTACTCCCAGCTTCTCTTTTTGCTCGGCTGTCAGCTGCTCGGTCTTCCAGTATGGGCATTTTTCGCAGTCTTCGGTCGGTCCGCCCGGTGTAGACGTGCACCGCAGCGCCTGTATAATTTCCTTGCCTGTCATGGTTTTTCCTCCCTCCCCGGCGTCAGCTTTGCCAGCATGATCTGCCCCAGATCCGCAACGCAGATATCCACGATATGCTCGCATAGCGCTTTCGGAATCACCGACCGCTCCTTGCTCCCCTTCAGCCCCTGCGTACCGGTCTTTGCTCCGCGCGGCGCGGCGATATGGCACGGGTCGCCGTTGTGGCACATCGGCCTAAATTTGGGATCTGGATGGTTTGTCCATATATCTGTTGGCTTCATTCTGGTGTCGCCATACTGGCAATATGTAACAGTGTAGCGAGGCAGATCCTGCATCCACGTCATTTTCCGCATCCCGCCACGGGGATTTTCTATAAAATAAAATTTCGGGTTTAGCTCTTTGATGAGTGCCAGGACATGCTGGTCCACCTTGTCGCAGAACTTTGCGTACTCGCTCACCGCGTCCAAATTCCCCGTTTCCGGATTTTTGCGTCGATGGTGTGAGATTGCAGCGATGGAGAATGTCGTGCAATCCGGGCTTGCCCAGATCACATCCGGATGTCCGAATTTATCCAAGATGTCTTTCGCCGTTACTTTCAGGATGTCGGCGTATAGGTCGATGTTTTCAAAGTCTTTGTCCCACTCCACTGAGTACACTTCGTGCCCTCGTGCCTCAAATGCTTTCCCGATGCTTCGCGTCCCTGCAAACAATTCAAGTACTTTCATCTTGCCTCATCCCTCCCCGGCATCAGCTTCTCGCCCTGGATCTCCATCCGATCGGCCTCGATGTTCGTGATATCCTGGCAGGCATCACACACAAACCTCATACCAGCGCCTTCCTGCCGGGTGTCCGGCGTGCTTCTCTCGATCAGCATCTCCCGTGCAACGTCGCGTTCCAGCTCTGCTTTCGCCAGCGCCTTTTCGAGGCGGTGGATCTCGATGGATGCAGCCTGATTGCTTTCGGCCAAAAGGCTGTTGCGTTCCAGACATTTCGTAGCATTACGGGCCACGGCCCTTCGTTCTTTTTCCTTCTCGCAGTTCTGGCAGACATAGCGCGCCGCCAGCGATCTTGCCAGTTTTTTCAGCATTTTCATGTCTCATCCTCCTTGTTTTCTGCAAGCATCCGTTCGACCGCTGCCATCTGGAACGCCGTCAGATCGTCTCCGTGGTTCTGCACGCCGTGCCGCATTTTCTCCACGCCCTTCGGCGGTTTCTCGAACAGCCGGTTGACAGCAGCCTCTTCCAGCGGATTCAGCGGGTCATGGTGGCCCTGCACGCCGTAGCCGGGCTTCGCTGTAGGTGCTGCAGACGTCACGTCGTCCTCCCAGCGTCCCTGATTCAGCCATGTGGCCGGATTCGGGATAAAGCGCCCGTTTTCCGTAAGCCATTGGTTGCCACACTTCTGCCGCTCTATGGCGGTCAGGAGTGATTCAAGCGGGGCTTTTACCCGGCTGAATGCTTTCCTAGCGGCTTCCTTGCCTACTTTCTTCGGGTACGCTTGCCAGAAAAGATCGAATTTCGACTCTGGCGGGGACGCAGCGGGCAGCGCTTGCGCGCCCGCGGTATTCTCTTCGGATTTGGATTCGGATTCTGGATTCGGATTGGATTCGGATTCAGGCGGTGACTCACGGTGATTCACCGTGGATTTCTGCAAAGCAGCCTCATCCGGTTCTGGGAATTTTGACTTCTTCGTCTGAATTCTTTGATGCTTCGACCAATTTGGAAAGCAAAAGAACGATTCCCCGTCTACATCATAGAGGTTAATCATGCCAGTGATCGCCAAATTATCTAATGCCCGTTTGATCTGCTGCTCTGTTACCGCCTTGCGGCGGGGGAACACAAACCCTTTCAGAAGTTCCGGGTCTGCGCTCCCGCGCCCGTAATCATCCACGTATGTGATCAAATACAGCCAAACCCGAAACTCGAAATCATTCAGCGCGTTTACGCTCCTGCTCGTCCGGATGCTTTCTTTTATGATCCTGTTCGGCATGTTTCAGCCCTCAGAGCGGCAGCTCGTCACCAAGCCCAATCTGCATATCGGGTTCGGCAAAAGGTACCGGAGTCGAGTCCGGCATCTGCTGGAAGCCTCCGCTGGAAACATCTCTGTCCTGCCGCTTCTCGGCAAAATAGCACCGGTCTGCAAGGATCTCCGTCGTGCGGCGTTTATTGCCCTGCTTGTCTGTCCAGTCTCGCTGCTGCAGGCGTCCTTTGACTGCCACGAGCTGCCCTTTGGCAAAATACTGGCCGACGAAATCGGCGGTATTTCTGAACGCGACAATATCGAAGAAATCAGTCTCCCGGTCCTGCCCCTGCGGTGCATAGTCGCGCTCACAGGCCAGTGCAAAGTTCGCAGCGGTGCTTCCGTTCCGCGTCATGCGGACATCCAGGTCACGCGTCAGGCGGCCCATCAAGATCACTTCGTTCAGCATTTATGTATTCTCCTTTCCCTGTTTCTGTGCGCAGTCCCAGCAGAAGCAGCGTCCAAACTTTTTTGTTGTCTGCTCCGCAATGCTCATTGCAGAGTAAGCATGTCCGTTGATCGTCTCGCCGGTGATCTCCTTCCCGCAGGCGGAGCACTTAAAGAGCATTTCCGGCTTCTTTGCAGCCTCGGCCGGCTTTGCAGCAGCGGGCGGTTTCCGCCCGGGCGCTCTCCCGGTTTCTCTGGCATATTCATCCGTATCGGCGTCCTTCGTATCGTCGATGGCGAACAAGCCGTTCAATGCGTACTTTCTGGCGTAGGAGCTGGCCGTACCGGTCACCTGCGGTTCGTCCATGCCCTTCTTGCTCTCCGGCTCCCGGGCGAAACCGAACGTGGTATATTCGCCCTCGCCGTCGGACAGAGTCGCCTTTGCCTTGACATAGATCCGGTTCCCACTCTCTACAATCTCGTCCGAGATTGTCAGGATGCAGCCCTGCGCCTGCAGCAGGGGCTTTACAGCCTCTAAAATGCTCTCGCAGGAGCGGTATTTGTAGCCGCCGAAGTTGTTGGTCTTGTCCTTTGGCGCTTTCAGCTGCGCCTGAATGGCGATCAGCTTTTCCGTAAGCTTCATCTGTTTACCTCCACAAACTCACCGTTCTTCAACTGATACCACGTATCGGGCTTGATCTTCTCGCCGTCGACGTATTCCGTCTTCACGCAGCGCGGAACGGATCGACCCTTTTCTTCGGAATATTCCCACTCCGCAAGCGTGATCCAACTCCCGATTTTTGCTTTTACCGTACAGCCATGACCTGCGCAGCAGATCACGGAGTCGACGCCGGTACTATCGATCTTGGCGAAGTCGCCCGAGCTGCCGATCTGGGCGGAGTCGCCCGAGCTGCCGATCTGGGCGAAGTCGCCCGAGCTGCCGATCTGGGCGTAGTCGCCCGAGCTGCCGATCTTGGCGAAGTCGCCCGAGCTGCCGATCTGGGCGTAGTCGCCCGAGCTG